GAGTTCAAGCACTGGGTTACAAGCGAGGTTCTCCCGACAATTCGCCGTCACGGCGCATACATGACGGAGCAGACCATTGAGCAGGCAATCAGCGACCCGGACTTCATCATCAGGCTTGCAACGGAGCTGAAAACCGAAAAGACAAAGCGTTTAGCTCTTGAAGCTCAGGCAGAAGCGGACAAGCCAAAGGTTATTTTTGCGGATGCTGTAAGCGTGGCGAAAACTTCAATTCTCATCGGCGAGCTTGCGAAAATTCTTAAGCAGAACGGCGTGAACATCGGGCAGAATCGTTTGTTTGAGTATCTGAGAAACAAGGGATATCTCATCAGTAGGAATGGTTCTGACAGAAATATGCCTACGCAAAGGGCAATGGAAATGGGACTGTTTGAGGTGAAAGAAACGATTGTTTCCCACTCAGACGGACATACAAGCATCAGCAAAACGCCAAAGGTTACAGGCAAGGGACAGCAGTATTTTATCAATCATTTTCTTAAGGGAGCGTGAGGGACACCATTGAAAGCAATCTTTATCTTCATATCAACGTGGATTTTGTCTATCATAGGTGGAACATTAGGCATAAAACTGTTGGATGATTGCTATTATGGCAAAGTTAAAATAATTGCAGTGGCGGTTCTAATCTTAGTTGTTTGCATAGTAGCGTGTAATCTGCTTGCATTGATTTTGCAAGTGATTTAAAGCATTCATTATAGTTCTCCTTATCTTGTGATGTTGGTGGGCTCTTGAAAAATCTATTTGAATACGAACTATAATATGCTTTGAACAGTTTCTGAGTTTGTGAACTCATAAATGTGACGTTGTTTATAAGCAAATTAACAATTTCTGCTACTGCGGTTCGCCTGTTCCAAATATCATTCTCAGGCGCAAACCCTTTTAAACAAATCATATAAAATGGGGCATAAAGTTTTTCAATTCGTTGCATTCGCATCTGGTCAATTTTCGCTCTCCTGTTTGTTCTTCCGGTAAGCCATTGAATGAACACGGAAGTTACTGCTGAAATGACCGGAGATAGTGCTAATGTCAAAATAAAATTCAAATTCATTTAAAGCACCTCGCTTCCTGAATGTTATATTCACATTATATCACATTAAGAAGCCTAAAACAACCACAATATAAACCACATCGCTTGAAAGGTTAAGACGTTAAACAACCTTATTTCAATAAAGATGAAAGGAGAATCCACCATGCCAAAGGTAGCCATAACACAGGCACAGAAAGACCGTGAGCGCATACGTGCCAACCTCCTGATAATCAAAGGAGGAAGCTCAAACGAACAGATGTCGAAAGTCATCGGGGCATCTACTGAAACGTTTCGGAAAAGGCTTGAAAATCCGGAAAAACTGACGGTAGACGAGCTACTGAGGATTTGCAGACGATACAGAATCTCTGCATCCGATTTACTGGAAAATCAGCTCAGAATAAGGGGCTGTGAGACAGCAACGGATGAAAGAGGGAAAAATTAAGGAGGAAAATTAAATGTTATTCATTAAATTAACACCGCCGTATCAAAATAGCGAGCCAGTGTACGTCAATTTCGCAACTGTGACAACTATGATATGGGTTCCGAAAGAACATCACACCACTATCTATTTCGCCGACTACGAAGATGACTTAATCTATGTAACCGAAACACCGGAGGAAATCCTTGAAAAACTCCGTGAAGCTGAAAGGAGAAATTAATCATATGGATGACAGGGAACTTCAAGTAATTTTAACACGACACAAGATGTGGATAAACGATGAAGAGGGCGGCGAACGTGCAGACCTGAGGGGGGAAGACCTGAGCGGATTCTTCCTGAACCATTTATGCCTGAAAGAAGCACGCCTTAATGAAGCAAACCTCAGGGGTGCAGAACTGTTTTATTCAGACCTGAGTGGGGCAGACCTAAGGAATGCAGACCTTTACGGAGCAGACCTGAGATATACGAATTTGCAAAAGGCAGACCTGAGCGATGCAACTGGGCTTTTATCTCCGATTGACTTTATTAAGGAACATTTTGAAACAACAGCAGACGGCATAATAGCCTACAAAACATTCAATGCTTCTGTGTATAAAGCCCCTGAACATTGGGAATTGAAGCCCGGCGCAATCATCTCCGAAAATGTAAATGCAAACAGAACTGAATTATGCGGTTGCGGAATCAACGTTGCACCACTTGAATGGGTGAAAGAAAATAAGGAGTATTATCGGCAAGATGTTGACGAAATCTGGAAGCTTCTCATCCGTTGGGAGTGGGCGTGCGGAATCGTTGTACCGTACAACACGGACGGTAAAATCCGCTGTGAACGTGCGGAACTGATAGAGGTGGTAGAATGATAGATTTATTGATAATCCTGATTCTGACGAGCCTGTCAGTCCTCTTAATCGGAGCAGGGTTGACAATGATAGAATGCGCTGACGAATGGCAGGCAAAGCACCGCATAAACCGCAGAATCAGAGACATACAGAAACAACTGATTCAGGCGAACGGAGACGAAAGGAACGATTTGCAGCTCATGTTATGGCTGTGTGAGCGGTCAAAAGAGCTGTTATAAAAAAATCCGTCTGCAAAAAACAGACGGGGAATTAGAGAGGTAAAACGATAAATGAATAGTGATACATACAAGAGCCGGGTTTATACAGATAGACCACCATATGCAGATTTTGACCCACCGGCGAAATTTGAAGCAATAAAGAGCATTATTGCAAAGCGACTGGTGGAACATCCTAAAGCAATCTGCTCATATTCGGGTGGGTCTGATAGCGATATCATGATAGATTTAATAGAGCGAACACGAGCTCTTTTTGGACTACCACCTGTAAAATATGTGTTTTTTAACACAGGGTTAGAAATGGTGGCGACTAAGAACCATGTAAAAGAAACTGCTGAAAAGTACGGTGTTGAAATTGAGACATTGAAGCCTAAAATCAGCATTGTGCAAGCTTCGAGAACGTATGGCATACCATTTGTTTCAAAGATTATGTCTTCCGGGCTTTCGGATTTGCAGAAAAAGGCTATCCCACTATCAATTGCTGAAGAGTACGACTGTGCGATTGATAAGAAGGCTAAGAGGGCTGAACTAAAAGAACGATATCCCAAATGTGAATCTCTGATTAATTTTCTTTGCTGCTGCAATAGTGCAGGCGAACCTAGACCAAATATTCAGCTAGTGATAAACTCTTCAAAGTACATGAGGGACTTCATCACAGAGTATCCTCCGGATTTTAGGATAAGTGCAAAATGCTGTGATTACTGTAAAAAGCAACCAGCACACAACGCCCAAAAAAGCTATGAGATGATAATTACGGGCGAACGTAGAGCAGAAGGCGGTATGCGTTCTGTCCCGAGGAAAGACAATACATCTCTTTGTTTTACCGAAACAAGCAACGGACAATTTCGTCTCAGACCTCTTTATTACGTTTCGGACAGTGATAAGGCATGGTATAAGGAACACTATAATCTTCACTACTCGGATGCTTACGAGGTTTATGGACTAGCACGTACAGGCTGCTGCGGTTGTCCAATATCAAGCAGAGCAATCGAAGAACTTGAAAAAATCCGCCCATATGAGCCGAATGTAGTGAAAGCTGCATGGGCAATTTTTGGGAAAAGCTATTTATACAGGGCGAAGTACATCGAATACAAAAAAATAAGGATGGAGCAGGAAAAAGAGGAAAAATGTGGAATCGTAGGGCAACTACCCTTATAAAAAGAAAAAGCTCCTTAAAAGGAGCAGAAAAAATTAACCACAATAATTTTATCATGGAAAAGGAGAAATGTCAAGTGGAAAAGAACTATGTTAAAACATTCAAGCTTAATCTGCTGTTAGCAGAACTGGAAAGCTGTTTCGGACGAATTTCAACGCCTATGAGCGTGATGTTAGACCGTGTGACAGAGAGGGAACTTGACTTTTACATCGACAAGATTGTGAAGAAAGGCGGTGATGCAAATGTGCGCTGAATGCAGAAGCAACCCATGTGACCCTAGATGTCCGAATGCGGACGAGCCTGAGCCGCTTTACGTGTGTGAAATCTGCGATGCACCGTGCTTCGGGGATGATTGCTATTTTATCAACGGGATGATTATTTGTGAGGACTGCGTTGAGGACATGAAAATAAGAACTTGACCTCATAGGATTTGTGCATGGATTTTCGAGCTAATTTTGGCGAGTGCAAGGCGAAAAAGTGAAAGCATACTGTCGTATGGTGAGCTTTTTCAACACAGCAATCGGCAGAATTTGCCGAAAAGACAGGTGCAATATCCTATGAGAACAAGTTCTGAACGCTAGGGAACAGCAACGTGACACCACGAGAAGCGTAGGCAAGGCAACGCATCACAACCAGAAGCAAGGGAATAGCAGTGCATTGCAAAGGCAAAGCATAGATATGTATGCAATGGCATAGCCTTGATGAGCTTTGAGCCGCAACGGCAAGGTTGGGCGCAACACAGCACCGAGTAGCAACGGCAATGCATCGTTTTGCAAGGGCAGAGCACTGCTACGCAAGGCAGCGGTTTAGCATTGTATAGCGCAGAATCGCACCGCAAGGGCAAAGCACAGCATAAAACTGCGATGGCATTGCTATGATACGCAATGAATTGAAAAAATACGCAAAGAATTGAAAAAATCAGGAGGAAATTAAAATGGAAACGATGAAAATTAAAATCACTTTTGAAGAGGAAATTTTAGGGACGGCAAGCAATGACCCTAAAATCCACGAGAACTACGTTGCATCCAAAGCTCCGGATGCAAAGAAAATTGAAGAAGAGGTTGCAGCAGTCGGAGTGGAAGAGGTTGTTGAGACCAGTACGACCGTTTTCCCCCGAAACGCTGAGGGAAAGCCTATTCTTTGGGATTATCAGATGAAAGGCTTTTTTAAAGACACTTGCAGTGCGCTGAGAAAAGTTTCCGGCAGTGAAAGCAGTAAAATTAAGGCGTTTAAGAAAGAAATTGACGGATTGATTTTCGTCAGCCCACGACAGATTCCCTTTAATTTTGACGGCGAAATGGGCGAATGCCAACGCCCTCTGAGAGCTTCGACAGCGCAGGGCGAACGCAACGCTCTTGCACACAGTGAGACTATTCCGGCAGGTGCAACCGTTGAACTGGAAATCCTCATGCTCTGCGACAGCCACAAAAAAGCCGTCAGGGAATGGCTTGATTACGGCAGGCTTAGAGGGATAGGACAGTGGAGAAACAGCGGTAAGGGACGGTTTGTTTGGGAGGAAATTAAATGAAAGATTCAGAGCGATACAAGTAACTCATATTTATCGTGATAAGATTTTCGACTAATATATATAGCAACTGCCCTCTTGATAAGAACTTTGACTTACTGGAATGGCTTTTTAAAAAGTACGAAAAGCAGAAAAATCTTGAAGATGAGGTGAGGAAAACTTGATTCTCGAACCGAGCAGCCGTAATGAATGGCTTGAAAAACGCACTAATGGCATAGGTGGGAGTGATGCAGGCGCAGCAGTGGGACTTAACAAGTACAAATCCAACGTTGATTTGTGGAAAGAAAAAACCGGAGCTGTAAAACCTACAGACATTTCAGGAAAACCGGCTGTAGCCTATGGCAAAGCGGCTGAATATCATCTCAGGGAGTTGTTTAAACTGGATTTTCCTGAATACAGTGTGGAGTATAGCGAATTTCGTATGTATTTCCGGGAAGAAAATCCGTTTATGTTTGCAACTCTTGACGGTGAATTGACCGATTCAGACGGACAGCGTGGAATCCTTGAAATTAAAACGGCAACGATTCAGAACAGCGCACAATGGGATGAATGGAACGAGAAAATCCCTGACAGCTATTATGCACAGATTCTACATCAATTAGCTTGTACCGGGTGGGATTTTGCAATACTTAAAGCACATCTGAGGTACTTAAAAGGTGATGACTTACGTGCAACCACACGGCACTATAAAATTGAGCGAAAAGATGTTGAATCAGACATTGATTTTCTTGTGAAAAAAGAGTGCGAATTCTGGAAATGTGTTGAGAGCAATATAGTACCAAATCTGATACTCCCTGAGATATAAAAAGGAGGAATTTTTATGGAACTGAGGATAACAACAGACCTCTCAAAATTACCCGACAGGATTCATTTTAACTCGGATGAGCTGAAAAATGAACTTGCACAACGCCTTGATTATTACAACAATCTTGTTGTAACCGAAGATAGTATCAAGGCAGCGAAAAACGACAGGGCAGCTTTAAACAAGCTGAAAACTGCTATTGAGGACAAGCGGAAAGAAATAAAGAAAATTTGCCTTGTTCCTTACGAGAGCTTTGAAAAGCAGTGTGCCGAAATTGTTGGAATGATTAATGCTCCGATAGCTTCTATCGACACACAACTAAAAACATTTGAAGATATCCGAAAGGAACAGAAATATAACGAATTACAGGCGTTTTTTAATGAAATAAACAAGCTTGATTTTGTGAAATTTGAGGATGTTCTGAATCCAAAATGGGGCAACACCGGAATGAAAACGGATGCTCTGAAATCTGAAATTTCCGACAGCGTGGCACTGATTTTTAACGATTTTGAAGAGATTAAAAAACTCTATTCCGAATCAACATTGTTTACTGCAATTATCGGGAAATATAAGGAAACGCTGAGCAAAAGCAAAACTCTTGTATACGCCACAATGCTTGAAGCTGAGCAGAAAAAGGAGCAGGAACGCAAAGTAAAAGCGGAACAAGCTGAGCAAGAAAAAACGGAAATCAAGCCACCTGTGGAACAAACAGTGCAGACACCACAAGTCACTCTGGAAAGTGACCCATACGTCAGTGGATGCTTCGCAATATCGTGCAAAAAAACACAGCTTATTGCGTTGAAAAGGTTTATGAACGAGAACGGAATAACAGTTATCGGAACTATGACGATAGCTGAATTCAGAAACTACAAGGAATCTAAGGAGGAAGAATAAAATGGCACTCAATAATTCTCTGGCAAAGGCAAATTCAAAAAGCCTGCCATTCACAGTCGCAATTCAGGGTAAAGGATACCAGAATCTTATCAACAACACGCTGAAAGACCCGAAGCGTGCAGCCCGTTTTGTTACTGCTATCACATCAGCGGTAAGCACAAACCCTGCTCTTCAAGATTGCGATGCAGGCACGGTGCTTTCAGCAGGACTTCTCGGAGAAGGTCTTAACCTCTCACCTAGCCCACAGTTGGGACAGTACTATCTCGTACCATTCAACGACCGAAAAAACGGGCGCAAAGTCGCACAGTTTCAGCTCGGATATAAGGGATATATACAGCTTGCTATCAGGTCTGGTCAGTACAAAAAACTCAATGTTTTACCGATAAAAGAGGGCGAACTTATCAGATTTAACCCACTCGAAGAGGATATCGAAGTAAAGCTCATAGAGGACGAAGAACAGAGAGAAAATGCCCCTACGACAGGCTATTATGCGATGTTTGAGTACACCAACGGATTCAGAAAAGCAATCTACTGGAGTAGGGCGAAAATGGAAAGCCATGCGGAAAAATACAGCATGGGCTATAAGGCACACAAAGGCTACACCTTTTGGGAAAAAGACTTTGACGGAATGGCTTGTAAAACCATGTTAAGACAGCTTATAAGCAAGTGGGGCATCATGTCAATTGAGCTTGAAAGAGCTGTTTCAAACGATATGGCGGTGATAAACGAGGACGGAACGCCTAACTACATAGACGTTCCCGAAACTGCCGTTGAAAATCAGCCTGAACAGGTCTTAGAAATCCAGCCCGAACCCATAGCAGAACCTACAACAGACGATTTTACAAGCATCATGGAGGGATAAGAGATGAACAAAATAATTTTAATTGGCAGACTTATTGCTGACCCACAACTGAGACAAACGCAGAGCGGCATTTCATCATGCCGCTTCACGTTGGCAGTTGACAGACGTTTCAAGGAAAAGAATACCGGTGAAAGACAAGCTGATTTTATTACGTGCGTTGCATGGAGACAGACTGCGGAATTCATTTCACGCTATTTCCATAAGGGGAGTATGATTTGCGTTGAGGGAAGTCTCAGAACAGGCAGCTATACCGACAAAAATCATCCGGACGTTACGCATTACACTACGGATGTTTTTGTAGAAAACGCTGAATTCTGCGGTAGTAAAAACGATTCAAACAATAGTCAGAATCAGGCACAGACTTCACAGCAGGAAAATTCAAATTCAGAGAGCATTGACTTAGGGGAGTTTGAAGAAATTCTGTCGGATTCAGTGCCGTTTTAAGGAGGGCAACAATGGCTTCGGCATTCATGATGTATGTTGACAACAAAAGTCAGGTTGACCTTTTGAGCGATGAACAAGCCGGGAAATTGCTGAAAGCCTTGCTTAACTTCGCCATAACAGGTGAAAAAACTGAATTTTCGGACGGTATGCTGACAATGGCGTTCAGCTTTATGTCATCGCAAATCGAAAGAGACACTGAAAAATACGAAAAGAAATGTGCCAGAAATAGAGAAATTGCACTCGAACGTGAACGAAAGCGTAAAGAAAACACGAACGTACACGAACGTACACAAACGTGCACGGACGTTACCTATAAAGAAAAAGATAAAGAAAAAGATAAAGAAAAAGATAAAGAGAAAGATAAAGAAAAAGATAAAGAGAAAGATAAAGAAAAAGATAAAGAGAAAGATAAAGATAAAGAAAAAGATAAAGAGAAAGATAAAGAAAAAGATAAAGAGAAAGATAAAGATAAAGAAAAAGATAAAGAGAAAGATAAAGAGAAACACAAATTCGGGCAATATCAACACGTCCTGCTCACTGATGAACAATATCAGGGATTGAAAGCAGACTACGGAACGAAAATAATTGATGACTATATCACAAGGATAGACGAATGGATTCAGCTTAAGGGGAAATATCCGTACAAGGATTACAACCTTGCTTTAAGAAATTGGCTGAAACGTGACGGAATCAGAAAAGGAGAGTATTATGCAGAAGATAGCGCAGTCTATGAGGGAATCATCTGACATTCCCCCGATAAAAGTCATTCCGTTTTCATCGTATGAACTGTATATGCAACAAAAATGCGAGTGGTACAATGAGACAACAGGGAACTTGCCATATATCGACTGTCCAAAATGCAAAAACAGGGGTTACATAGCAAAACTTAACGAAAATCTTGAAGAAGTCCATGTCAGATGTGAATGTATGAAAACCAGAGAAAACATTCACACGATGAAAAAAAGCGGACTGGGTGGACTTCTGGCACGCTGTACGTTTGAATCCTACAACGCTGAAACGGAATGGCAGCAGAGAGCAAAAGCACTGGCGGCTGACTATGTAAAAAACGGCGGTAAAAAATGGCTGTATGTGTCAGGGCAGAGCGGATGCGGAAAAACACACCTTTGCACAGCTGTATGCGGTCAGCTTATGAATAATGGGAAAACCGTAGTGTATACAGTGTGGAGAAATCTCCTGCATGAACTTCAGGGCTTGCAGTTTAAGGAAGAACTGTATCGTGCGAAACTTACGGAGCTAAGAGCGACTGACGTTTTGTACATAGACGATTTTCTCAAATCTTTGGATAACTCAAAAATCGGCTTGGAGCTTAACTTTGCGTTTGAAATCATCAATGCCCGGTACAATGCAGATAAGCCGACAATTATCTCGACAGAGATTTTTACGGAGGACTTGATTAAACTTGATACTGCAACGGCAGGCAGAATTATCGAAAAAACAGCCGGATATAAAATCCAGATAAAAAAGGAAAACGACAGAAATTACAGATTGAGAGGGCATAATGTACGGTAATAAATACAGCGCAAAAAAATCACAATGTATGCACGGACATACTCACGACAGCAGAAAAGAAGCGCAACGATGTGATGAGTTGCATTTACTTCAACGAACCGGCATGATAAAAGACCTTGAAATTCAACGCAAGTTTGTTCTCGTTCCGTCAATGAAGTACAGCAATATGCCAAACGAGCGTGAATGCGCCTATGTTGCTGACTTTTGCTACAAGGAAAACGACACTCTCGTTGTCGAGGACACAAAAGGCTACCGCACGAAGGATTATATAATCAAGCGGAAATTGTTTAAACAAAAATATTGCCACAATGGGGACACTGTTTTTCGTGAGATTTAGGAGGTGTGAAAAATGAAATCAAGAGTACGAACCTGTGACCAATGCAGAAAGAAGATAGCGGAAGAAGTCCGGAAGCAGTGTGCTTTGTGGCAGTACGAAATGTTTCGTGACATTGTGGAGGACGTTGTAAGAGCATCCGCAACGGCTATGATTGCGGTGCTTGACAGACGGGAGCTGTCTAAGAACTACATACAAAAATTTTTTGACGATTTAGTTTTCGTGTTGGACTATCCTGAAATCTACGGGAAGAAGCTTGAATCACTGGAAATGCAGGAATATTTCGCAGAGAAATATGCGATTGACTTCAACCGCATAAAAGCTAAGTGCGAAACGAAACAGGAATTCATGCACAGGGAGAAAATCCGCTGAGATTGCTCAGATTAACCGCTATTGCCGTTCTAAGTCTGAGGCAGTATAAACTTATGCTTAAATTTAGAACGGCTTAAAACGGTATTAAAACGCAAAACAGAAAGGAACGTGCCATAAATGAAAGTTTATATAGACAAAGAGAAAGTCCTCAGCATAATGAGGGGAAAAGGAATCAAAACGATAAAACAGCTTTGCGTTGGTGCAGGAATCGAACAGGATGCAATGAATCAGACTTTTTGGCGTAAAGGGTCATCACCTCGCCTGTCGTGGCTGATTGCTGATTTTCTCGAATGTGATGTAATGGATTTTTGGTCGGTAGATTGGAACGCCTGAAAACGTTCAGATTAACCGCTAAGGCGTTTCTGAGATGATGCAAGTATAGTTTATACCCGAAAAGCAGAACGCCTGAAAACGGCTTTAAAATGCAAATGGAGTGATGCACATGGAAGAAATATTTTCCGCACTGCTGATAATCGGCTACGGAACTGTTGTGTATAAGTTTTACAAATTCGTCCGCAAACGTGAGAAAAAAGCATCCGAAATCTATTTTCAGAACGTCTACAGCTCAGTTCTTGCACTGGCGGATAAGGTGCGCAGGATTCAGGAATTAGAAAATCTGATTACGGACATTGAATGCTGTTCAAAAAATTACTTAAAGGCAGTCAGAATTGACGTTCCGGACAGTCTTGCAGGAATCTCACGTCATGATTTTATTATCAGCGGAGACGATGAAAACAGTAAACATCTGCTTGAAATCGCTCTGTCTGAACGTGAAAAACTGAGGGCTTCCCTGCTGAATGATTTGCAAGAATTATCTTGCAACGGTGTAACGAAAACGATAACGAAAACAACCGTACAAAATGGCGATAGGGGAGTGGATGAAAGTGATTGACGATGTGAAATATTGCAAACGATGTGGGGCGAAGATAAGTGACCTGGACTCGGATAATTGCGATTATTTCAGGCACATTTCTGTGAAGTACTGCCCTGTATGCAGAGCGACTTCCGACCGCCTGAAAACCGCACAACGAGTGTACAATCTCAGGCAGAGAAAGAAGCAGAAAGACAAATTTCGTGATGAACAACTTGTCCTGTTGAAACAGGAAAACGAACTGCTCCGGCAGAGAATTCAGAAACTGAGGGAGAAAAACAATGTTTAACTTTTTAATTGGTCTGACACTAGGCGCAAACATCGGCTTGATTGCCGCACTTACACTCATAAATCAGGGAGGTGATGACAAATGACACTCTGGACTATCCGCAACATCGAAACAGAAGCGTTTGTCCGTGACCGTGAGGGGAAAATTGTTGTCTTCTCGTCCAGAACGGAAGCTGAGGACTACGTTGACCGTGAAAAAATCAACCGCAAACGCTATTATGTTTGCATTTTCAGGAGGTAATTTATGCAGTATTGCTATGTGATTTACAACGCTCTCACGGGGAGATATTTACAGTCTGCGCCGCATTGCTTCAAAGCTTTTGCCACACTCTGGCACGCCCGGAAGTTCATCAAACACAACAATCTGAGACGGGATGTGTTTCAGGTTCAACACGTTCTCGCTACACCGGATAGGATTATCAGGCAGTATGAAATTGATGAGAGAATTGTGGAAAGTGCGGATGAGGTGGTAGTTTGAAAATGCAGGAGCTTGAAAATGAATCTGAAAGAGAACGTGAAAAAGAGCTTGAATGTTGGCTGAATCGTGCTTTTCATGCAGAGAACAAAGCAGAAGCTTTGAAACTATGCGTACAGAAGTGCAGAGAGCGTGCAGAGAGCATTTCAATATGTTGTGAGGGAAATGACAAGGGCAAATGTGACGGCTCAAAAAACGGCGTTGAAGAAGCTATAACGATGCTTCTCGACAAGGAAGAGGAATATAAACAACAAATATGTGTGCTTCTAGGAATTTCAAATGAAATTGAAGCAGCTATCAAAATGCTTAATAATAACGATTTGGAAACAGTCCTCATATATCGCTACATACTGTTTCACACTATTGAGGAAACGGCAGAAGCGATGCATTACAGTGTGCGGTCTGTCAACCGTAAACATTTCGAAGCAATAAAAAAGTTGGCACACTTTGGCACACTTTGGCATTGAATGGCACAAAAGAATGTGCTAAAATGATATCATAGAAAAGCGACGGAAGGAAGATTCCCGGCTTTTCCGTGCGGTAAACACAGCCGACCGCACGTTTTCGGGCTTCCGGTTTCATTTGAGTTCCTTTATTATTTACGATGCGGTGGAATACTGCCGTATCGGATGCAGCTTAATAGTTAAGGCGAGTGCGATTCTCGCAGGCTGCACCAAAATCTAACTGCGTATTGTTTGACATCCTCCTTTTTTACAGAATTCCGTCCTTTTCAGGGCGGTTTTTCTGTATACGGAGATTGAGAACAAGTTCTGAAAGGAAGTGAGATAATGACCGCAAATCAGCGTAAATTTGCAGATGAATTTTTAGTATGTGGGAATGCAACAAACGCTTATAAAGCAGCATATCCAAATGTAAAAAAGGATGCAACGGCAGCTGCTAACGGTGCGAGATTGCTTAGAAATGCTAAAGTAAAATCGTATGTCAACCAACAGCTTGAAAAAATCAGCGAAAAAAAAACAGCTGATGCAAAAGAAGTCATGGAATATCTCACGTCCGTTATGCGTGGGGAATCAAAGTCAACGGTATGCGTTACTGTAGGGACGGGCGACGGAAAAAGTGAAGCACAGCTTGTCGAAAAACCACCGGAAGAAAAGGAGCGGCTTAAAGCAGCCGAACTCTTAGGCAGACGTTACGGATTGTACACGGACAAGGTTGACGTAAACTCAGCGGCATCCGTGATTATTTCGGGGGAAAACGACCTTGAAGAATGAAATCTATCTCCCTGAAATCGTGGGAAAAGGTTACAAGGACTTCTGGAATTTCAAAGGGCGTTACAATGTATGCAAGGGTTCGAGAGCTTCAAAAAAATCCAAAACAACGGCTCTCAGGTGGATTTATCTCATGATGAAATATCCACAGGCGAATTTGCTTGTAGTCCGAAAATATTTCCGAACGCTTAAGGAATCGTGCTTCTCGGAGCTTAAGTGGGCGATTCATCGCCTTAAGGTGGATGCATGGTGGAACATCAAAGAATCTCCGCTTGAAATGTGCTATAAGCCGACAGGGCAGAAAATCTATTTCAGGGGACTGGATGACCCTTTGAAAGTTACATCCATTACGGTGGATGTGGGCGTGCTTTGTTGGGGGTGGATTGAGGAATCCTATGAAATCATGAACGAGAGCGACTTCAACACGCTTGATGAATCAATTCGAGGTGAAATCCCGGAGGGACTGTTTAAACAGTGGGTGATAACGTTCAACCCTTGGAACAGCCAACATTGGCTTAAGAAACGTTTTTTCGACACACAGTCCCCTGATGTTCTTGCAAAAACCACGAATTATCTTTGTAACGAGTGGCTTGACGAAGCGGATTTAAAGCTTTTTGAGGAAATGAAGCGTGACCGTCCAGAACGATACAGAGTTGCGGGACTGGGCGAATGGGGCGTTACTGAGGGGCTTATTTTCACCAACTGGACAAGTGCGGATTTGTCGGCAGAAATTCCGCATTTTGCAAACATCTATAACGGTCTGGACTTTGGCGCAGCCGACCCGAACGCTCTTATCCGCATTGACTTTGAACCGGGACAGAAGAAAATCTACGTCTTTGATGAATTTTATCAAGGGGGAATTTCTCTTGAAACGCTTGCTAATGAAGTCAAGTCCAGAATCGGGAGCGAGTATGTTATCTGCGATTGTGCAGGCAAACAGCAAATCATTGAAATGTGTCGATATGGCTTAAAAGCAATCCCCTCACGTAAGGGTGCAGGCAGTAAGCTCTATGGTATACAGTGGCTTCAAGGCTATGATATTGTGGTGGATTACAGATGCCGACATTTCATCGAAGAAATAAGCGAATATTGTTGGACGAAGGACAGAAACGGTAATAATTGCGATATTCCGCAAGACGGCAAAGACCACCTGATGGATGCGCTCAGGTATGCGACCGAACTTGTACAGCACAGATAAGAGTAAGAGAGGTGAGAAAATGTCATACAGAAGAAACCCGGCACGGAGAAAATCCGAATGCTACCCCGATTTTTCAGCCGAATTCGCAGCACTAAGCTCCGCAGACGGCAACTATTCCACAATTAATCTTACACAAATCATCGGAACGGCAATACGCCGTCACAGACTTAATTCGATATATAACCGGCACCTTTTTGAACGGTATCAGTGTCTTGATGACGGTGTGCCTATTTTCCGCAGAAAACCACGCTTTTCGCAACAGGAAAATCCGATTAACAATCAGCTTAACGTGGATTTTTTCAGTGAAATTGTTGATTTTAAAACGGGATATTTCGCAGGAAAGCCGATTGCTTACAGCTACAGCAGCACCGCAGAAGCAAGGGAAGTAACGGGCGGTGAAGCCAAAGCAGAACAAGCCGGAAAGGCTATCACGGATTTTGTGATGCACGCTAATATGTACGGGGCTGATATGCAATGCGTAAAGCACGCTGCAATTTGCGGATATGGCGCAAGATTATTCTACATCGACAAATGCGCAAACGAAAATGTCATGTCAATTTTGCCTTATCAGGCTCTTTTTATTACTGATACGGGGGATATTTCACAGCCCGAATATGCCGTTCGGTACTATCGTGTAAGAGATATCAACGACAGCTTAATTTGCAAGGCAGAATTCTATGACAGTAACTGTATTTATTACTTTTCGGGAAGCTCGTTTGATACGCTTGCACCGGAAAGAGACCCGGTAATGCATCTTTTCGGGAGCTGTCCTTTGCAGGGCATTCCTAACAATGCGGAGCTTACGGGCGATGCGGAAAAAGTGCTGTCCCTGATTGATGCTTATGACCGTGCAGTTTCAGATTCAAGCAATGAAGTAGAAAATTTTGCACAGGCTTACATGGTTTTCAAGGACATTCCAGTCAGGGACGAAGAAATTGTCAAGGCTCAGAATGACGGAACAATCAAGCTCATGACAACCTCCGAGCATTCGGATGTTTATTTTCTTACAAAGGATATTAATGATACCTTTTTACAAAATTTCCTTGACCGTCTTAAGGACGATATTTACCAGAAATCAAAGACCCCGAACATCAACGATGAAGCGTTCGGAAATGCATCGGGCGTTTCCCTTAAATTCAAGCTTACACAGCTTGAAGCAAAGTGCGGAATGCTTCAAGCAACAATGCAGACGGCAGGAACTTATATGTTCAGGCTGTTGTCTCACAGTTGGGGAAATCGCCTTAACATTAACGTTGTCCCCGAACAATGTGTCATGGAATTCAAGCGCAACTTCCCGTTGGATGCTCTCAGCGAAGCTCAGGCGGCGCAGACAATGATTGCATCGGGACTTCCTAAACGGCTTGTCTATGGTAACGCATACAGTTTTGTAGATGACCCTGAGTATGTAATGAAGCTCATTGATGAGGAAGAAAGCGGAGTGGATTCGCTGTACAAAGCAACGGAGGATTAATCTATGGATGAATCCGAAAAGCTCTGGAAATATACAGTCCAACTCAGGAAAATTGCCGAACATCGTGAAGCGGATGCGGAAGATGAAATTCGTAGTGAATATCTGGGAGTTCTGGAAAAACTTCAAGCTATCATCGCTAAATATTATGCAAAATACGGCGATTCCGAAACAGGCGTAATGACACACGGAGATTTGCGTGCTGTAGGGCAGTATAAAGTCTTTTTGCAGGATGTAATTGACAATCTGGACGGCGTTTCAAAGCCTGTAGATAAGGCAATCCGTCAGGCAATTGAGGACACATATACCACTTGTTATAATGGCTTTTCGGATGCTGTGAAGCTCTCCGAAAGCGATAACAAGCCCTTAAGCACGCTTCTGAGCGGCTTACAGTCGACCACTCCCGAAACGGTGAAAAATATCGTTGAAAATCCAATGGATAAGCTCACACTGTCGAAAATCCTAAATCGCAGGCGTTCAAAAATTGTTTCGGAGACGAAAAAAACGCTTGCTGTGGGGCTTGCAAACGGTGACAGTTACACTCGCATGGCACAGCGCATTTCCGACACTCTGAACGGTGACTTCAAAAAAGCAATGCGTATTGTCCGGACAGAATCAAACAGGGCTATAAATCGTGGCTTCCAGGACGTTTCAGAGGATGCGGCGGAGCTTCTTCTCGGCAGTGATTACGTTGAGGTCAAGGAATGGTGCAGCATGGAAGATGAACTCGTGCGGTCTACTCACAGCCACCTCAACGGCAAAATTATCCACGTTCTGGATAGCTTTGAATCAGGCGGTGCAAAGGCAAAATGTCCCGGCACATTCGGCGTTGCGGCAGAGGATATAAACTGCCGTTGCTTCCTTGATTATTCGTTTATGGATAGGGATGAGTTTATTGCGCAGGGTGGGGTTATTCCGGATGAGGTTCTGGGGAAAGAGGTTGACATTTCGGGGGAAAGTGGTATAATAAAAGAAGATAACTCTGTAATAAAAGATGATGTTTTGCCTATTGTTAGTGCAATGCCTAACATTCAAGACGGCTCCGACTTCTTAAATCTTCTTAATAACTGTCAAAACGAAAATATAAAAAGAGCATATAAAAAATGCAGTTTTGAAATAGGGAAAGTTGAATATACACCGTCAAAAGGTGCTTACTATCAGCCGAGTGGTAGAACTTTGACTTTCAACTATCCAACAAGCGAAGCACAGTCAGACGGTAAAAGCAAATACAGCACATTAAGCCACGAATATGGGCATTTTATTGATGATGTTGGTAACTTCAAAACCGCAACCTATATCGAAGTAGACAAACTTAACGGCTCTATAGGTTTAACTACGTCATTTTTCAAGCATGTTCCTAGTTCTAGTGACAGCTTCCTCACGGCATTGAGAAAAGACAAACAAGAGCTTAAAAAAATCATCAAAGATGCAGATGAAATGTCAATGTTATGCAATTCAACCGCAAGTGCAGGCGTTCAAGATGCTATATCAGGAATGTTTAGCGGTACGTGGGGCAAAACTGTAAAATGGGGACACGACGAAGATTATTATAATAGAAAATATAACATTCTAAAAAGGTGCAAGCTTGAAAAAAATATCAAGGCAGCTTATCAAGAAATTGGTCTTGATGCAAGTAATCAAACAAAGGTAAAATCGCTTGTTAGAAATTACGAAACAGCATCTGAAATGTGGGCAAACATTATGAGTGCTGAAACATGCGGCGGATTAGAACTTGAATATGTAAAAAAATACATGCCTAATTCGTATAAAGCTTTTGTCAAATTGTTAGAAGGGATGGAATGATATGAAAGAAACCTATTCGTTTGTACCGGAAAACAGATACAAAAATAGTACGCTTAAAGCTATAGAAAAGTATAACCGAACTTTCGGTGATGGAAGCTTCCCTAAATATTGTTCGTATTTCAGTCCGGAAGTTAATCCCGACGTTGACGTTGACAGCAGAGTTGTTGAAGTGATATCAGCTTGCTTAGAAGCAAATAAAGATATGCTTGAACTTGGTGTTGTTACGTTAGAACAAATTCTGGATGAAATTTCATTTTAGCATATCTTAATGTTAATAAGCTATAAAACCGCCTGTAACAAGGCGGTTTTCTTATACCCAAAAAAAGGAGAAACCAAAATGTACAAATTCATAAAATACTTCCTGTCCGAATGGCGCAACTACACATTTTTCAAGTGGTATTGGGGACGTCCGGAAATTGCGGAGCGTAAGCAAGAGCTGATATCAAAGGGGGAAAAATTCCCGAAAAATCGGTTTTGTTTTGCGTTGGAAGGGGCAAGAATCCGCTATCGTCATCGTGACAGATTCAGTCGCAGATGTAACGGAGACTGTGAAAGTTGCAAATTAAAGCACTGTTAAGAAGCATCTCTTTTGAGATGCTTAAATTTTTACGAAAGGAATGAAAAAACATGGAAGAAGAACACAAACCACTGCGTATTTCCATGCAGTTTTTTGGAGAGAGTGAACAGTCTGAGGGCGATTCCGCAGGCACTGAAACCGCTGAGGGAACAGAATCTTCACAGTCGCAGGATGCTCAGGAAACTCCGGTGCATTCGGAAGAGGATTACGCCGCATTACAGGCAGAGCTTGATGCGCTCCGTGCGGAAAAGCTTACGCAGGAAGAGCGCACACGGCTTGAACTTACTCAGAGGGAGACAGATATTGCCAACCGTGAAGCGGCTCTCAGAGACAAGGAAAACAGGCTTCATGCGGTTCATTCCCTTGAATCTGCCGGACTTTGCGGAAACGGTGTTACAACAGATGACCTGATGCCGTTTGTACTGGAAAGTACAGCAGAAAAAATCGACAGCAAGGTCAAGTCTTTGCAGGGAATTTTTGATAAATTGGCAAAGGCTCAGACCGAAAAAATTTACCACAATGCAGGCAGACAGCCACAACAGGTGCAGGGCGGAACGGACGGAACAACGGTTCCGAAAACGTTCAACAGTGCGCTTATTCAGGCTCAAAGCCGTGCAAAGGAAATCCGTGAAAAATACACAGGAGGTAACAAATGAAGTTTACAAGACAGACAGCAACAACCGGCAGAATGATTCTTGCCAATGACCATTTTGCAGCAATCCCCTACGACTGCACGGCTCTGACAGAGCTTGCAGAGGACGGAATTATTCCGGCAGGAACAGTAATTCCGAGCAATGATGCATCCGCAAAGGGCGTGCTTCTGAGCGATATCAACCTCAGCGAAAACCCTAACGGTGCAATTGTGATTCATGGCTTTATCCGTTCGGAGAAGCTCCCGACAGCACCGTCCGATGAAGCGAAAACAGCACTTTCAATGGTGCAGTTTCTTTAATCGAAAGGAGAATTAATATATGATTTTATCAGATGTTTTTACAGCCGATTCAATCGGACAGAACTTCACAGAGGTAGCTTCAAATGCAATTCCGTATTACGGCGCAGGACTTTTCCCCAGTCGCAAAAAGGCAGGACTTGACCTTAAGTGGATTCGTGGAAACAAGGGACTTCCCGTTTCGCTCATGCCGTCAACGTTCGATGCAAAGTCAATCTTCCGTGACAGAATCGGAATTCAGATTGACAAGTCAGAAATGGCATTCTTCCGTGAATCTATGCTTGTAAAGGAAGCAGACGAACAGGAAATCATGCGTGTTCAGGATGCAAGCGACCCCTACGCAATTTCAGTCCTGGAACGCATTTATGACGATGTGCAGACACTTATTGACGGTGCAAACGTTGTCCCTGAGAGAATGATTATGCAGCTTCTCGCACCTTTAGGCGGCAATATGGGCGTTGAAATCAAGGCAAATAACACCGCATATACTTACAACTACGACCCGGATGGAAGTTGGAAGAAGGAGCATTATATGTCCATTACAACAGATGATGACAAGTGGACATCCTCAAAGACCTGCGACCCGATTCGTGACCTTGAAAATGCTTTTGATGCGCAGGAAGCAGCATCAGGTAATCGTCCGGAAATTCTTCTCATGAACAAGAACACTTTCAACTACATCAAGAATTCCGATGCTGTACGCAACAGCATTATCAGCCAGAATGTAATTTCAACACCAAATCTCACAACTGCAAGGGTTAAGTCTTTCATCGAAGAAGAGCTGAACGTCACAATCGTGATTTATACAAAGCAGTTCAAGAAAGAGGACGGCACAGCTGCTAAATTCTATCCCGACAACATGGTTATGATGATTCCGAGCGGTGCGCTTGGTTCAACATGGTACGGAACAACTCCAGAAGAGCGCACACTTATGGCAGACAGTAATGCGAATGTTTCTATCGTGAACACAGGCGTAGCGGTTGCGGTAACAAAGACCTCCGACCCTGTAAACACCAAAACAACCGTTTCTGAAATCGTTCTGCCGTCATTTGAGCGCATGGATGAGTGCTACGCAATGGAGGTTGCATAAAAATGACCTACGACCACGCTGTGACAGCGTTCGGGAAATATTATCCTGCCGGTGCGGAAGTACCGGCGGAAGCTCCCGAAACGGCTAAGAAAAAGCCCGAAAGAACACGAAAAACCGACAAGGAGAGCAAAGAATGATTACTGCACAGCTGCTTGAACAAGCCGGAATTTTCACCGATGCCGATTCAACGGATTGCCTTTGGGCAGAATCGGGGATTGACTGGATAACGGCAAACACAACGCTGAATCCGGACAAAAACAATCCGGAAACGATAATAAATCTTCCGGCAGGAGCGAAGCTGTTCGTGCGTGAATATGCCCGTATTGCAGGACAGAGCGGCATTGCATCCGAAAGCATTGAGGGACTTTCACAGAGCTTCACAACGGATTCTGTGCAGTCACAGCTTAACGCTCTTGCACTGGCACTCATGCCGGACTATTTTTCAGCGATAAGATTTATTCCGAAACAGCAGCAGTGGGATTACCGCCCTCACGGAGGTGAGATTTATGAGTAGAAAGCTTGAACCAATTCGCCCGGAGGAACAGATTATTCCACCGAAAAAGGCTGAAAAGACCGCTAAGGAGGAACAGAATAATGGGCGCAGAGTACACAACAAAAAAGAATCTGATTCCGAAAATGCTGAAAAAAGCGAGACAGCTTGACGGTAAATCCGTTGAGGTTGGTGTTTTTGGCGGTGATTATGCCTATCTTGCAGGCATTCACGAATACGGTTGCAGAATCAAGGTTACTCCGGAAATGCGTGCATTTCTGCATTATCACGGCATTCACCTGAAAAAGGAAACACAGGAAATTGTCATTCCGGAGCGTTCGTTTATTCGTTCCGGATTCGATATGTACCATAAGGATGCGATTGATTATTTCGATAAGGTTTATGGGGAATATCTTGTTTCCAGACAGCACCCTGAGACAATCCTCAAAAACACAGGCAAACTGCTTGCATCGAAAATCAAACGTTATGCCCGTGCCCTTAAATCACCGCCAAAATCCAAAGCAACAAAAATTCTCGGTGCAAAAAGCAAAAATCCCCTTGTTGAAACAGGCGCAATGATAGCACATATAACCTACAGAATCGGGGGAAATGAATGAGCGGACGTTATTTTAATTTTGACCGTCTCGTGAAGAAATACAGCCGTCCGGTAACGCTTCATATCAGGCAAAAGGGCAGTTACAGCGGCGGTATTTATCACGAGGGCGAAGAGGAAACTGCGGTGATTGCAGGGGCGGTTATTTCAATGAAAATGCAGTCCGGCAACAACAGCGGTGGGAATTATTCCGCTGAGGATAAGCACCTTTACACGCTGTCACCGATACCTCACGCACTGGAAAATGTAACTGTTGAATTTGACGGAAAAATGTACACCGCCACAGTTGACCGTGATAGCGGAAATGAACCGTTTACAGGCGTTTACGTCTACTATCTCAAATGGATAAAGCCCTTTGATTCGGAGGTGAACAGAGATGCTTGCACGACCTGAAACAGAAGCGGAAATCGTTGCGCTTCTGGAAGAATACACCGGATGCACGGTTGTCCTCGCAAACCAGACATCACCTATGCCCGAATATCCATACATTTCGTACACGATTACAACCCCTGTTCACGCTCAGGGTGGAACATACTGCATTACGGACGGAGAATATTATCTTCCTATGTTGCAGACATGGAGCTTCACTGTGCAGTCGGGAGATTACAACGAATGCATGAAAAAGGGTATGCGGATGTATGATTTTTTCGCACAGGGCGGAATTGAAAAGCTTCAAAAAATCAACGTTGCGGTAAGCTCAAAAACAAACCTTACATCAAGGGATAATTTCCTGACGATACGATACGAATATCGTTGCGGAATGGATGTTGTTTTCCGCCTGCCACACATAGTTGAAATGACGGACGGAGAAATAAAAAATGAACTCATGCACATCAGCATGAACGGAAAGGAAGTAAATTAATGGCATTATCTGACGTGACTGTAAAAGTCAATTTAGCCCAGCGCACAGGCGTTGAATCGGACTGGTTTCCACTTTTTGTAACACTTAAGGTTTACAATAAGAATCAGCCCCTTGCGCAAATAGAAAGCTCCGACTACACCGAATGCACAAGTCTACAGGAGCTTGTTGAGCTGCTTGCACCATACAGCAGCACCGACACCTACAAGGAGAAAAAAGCAAAGCAGGAGCTTGTAAAGCAGACCCAGATTTACAAAGCTGTCGAAGCTATGTACAATCAGGATGACCACCCGAATAAGTTTGCCGTTATCGTCCGCAACGACAGCGGTTCAGGCAATACAGGTGGAGCATTTGACAGTCTCATCGAAAAGATTGACCCCTATCTTGACAGAGAGTGGAGACAGCTTGTTCTTACAGACGGATTTGAGAGCATTACAGACTGTTTCAAAATGGCTGATTACATTGAGCATCTCGAACAGCGTAAGCTTGTATTCTTCACAGCAAATTCAAGTGCAACAGTCAGCAATGTAACAGTTGATGACGAGCAGTATTCGCTTACTGATTTTACCCGAACAATCTGTGTTTATGTCAACACAAAGAATCAGTATGCTCATGCGGCAATTGTAGGCGCAACAGCCGGAAAAACTCCCGGAAGTGTGAACTACAGAAACGTGATTCTGAACGATATCACGCCGTTTTCAGTTACGGCTGATGAGCTTGAAGAACTCCACGCAAAGGGCTTTACGGTGCCTGTTGAGCGTGCCGGCGATACGGTTACATCACAGGGCAAGTCAGCATCCGGAGAGCGTTACATCGACACAATCGACATTGAGGATTATGTTGTGCAGCAGCTTATCTACACCGGACAAAAGGTGCTGAATGTAAATGATAAAATCCCCTACAGCAATGACGGCATAGCCGTGCTTGAAAATGCTGCAATCGGCGTAATGCTTGACTGTTGCAACAAGGGAATGATTGAACAGCTTGACAATGGAGAGTATAACTACAGCGTAAACTTCCCGGGAATTACAGAGGTTTCGGATGATGATATGGCAAACCGTACATACAATCTCGGCACTGTATCATTCACGGCGCAGGGAGCTGTTGACAAGGCAGAAATCACTGTAGAAATGGCGATGTAAGGAGGAAATTTTAAATGAAAAGAGACGGAACGCCTATTGTTTTCGACCCGGCACAGACAACGATTACAATTGACAATGTTTATGTAACGGGACTTGGTGAATCTGCAATATCATTTTCATATTCGCAGGATGCCGTATCAGCCGCAAGCGGTCTTGACGGCGCAACTGTTTTCAAGGTTAACAACGCAAAGCTCGGAAGTTGCAATCTTCCGCTTAAGCTTTCAAGTCCGCAGTTCGACAAGCTGATGAAGCTTGCAAAAAATCACACACTTTTTTCAATCTGGTGTACTGACAAGTCAACAGGCAGACGTGCCGGCGGCAGCTATGCGATGTTTACAAAAGTCCCTGATTTTACAGCAGACGAGAGCGATGTGACATTCAGCGTGATAATTGCTGACCTTGACGTGGGTACGTGCTAAGGGAGAATCGAACAAAAAAATCCGGAAATTTCTTGACAAATCCGGATTGAAATGGTATAATAAAATTAATGAGAGCATACCGGTAAGACGGTCGCTCCCACATGAGTTATTGTTGAAATAACCGCCAGTTTAGAAGCTCTGGGCGGTTATTTCTTTTTATGGCTATCATGAAATATCATGTAAAGGACAGAAACGACAGTAATCAGTAATGAACTGTACTGTATAAGTTCAGACCATGTAACAAAGTGTTCCATAAATATCACCTCCCATCCATCGGAAGTGATGTGTGGGAGTTTGAAATTGACCGCCGTACCGTTTTTTGGTATGCTCTCAATGATATTATACCTGAATATCTGCCGAAAGTCAACAAATTTATTATGCATCCTTGGAAACAAGGGTGCATTTTTTTAAGAAAGGAAAATTGTTATGAAAAAGGGCACAGACAAGACCTACACAGCATCTAAGGAGATTAACGGAGTAACATACCGTGCGCAGTTTAACGGCGTTCGTGAAGCCGTGAGAGCGACACAGCAGTTCAAGACGGACGAGCTTAAGCTTGACGAATATCTGCTTGAAAATGTTATCGTTGAACCGCCCGGTCTGGAACTTGATGATTTTGACGACCTCGCAGAAGCAAGAGAGGTTATCAATTTCGCCGCAAGCGTGATGATGGGACGATTTCGGAACTCATCAGACGAAGCAACAGCTGAGGGAGACAGCGAGAAGTAACTGGGCTGCGTGGAGATTGGTGCTTAATGGTTTTGACTATAAAACAGTCTTTTACTTTATGTCATGGGACGAAATAAATGAAGCAAATGCAGCACTGGATTTGCAGAAAGAAGCACAGCGTGAAGCAATGGAAAAGGCAAAGGCACAGCGTGAAATTAATCAGAAAAAAGGTAGGTGACAGGGATTATGGCACAGCAGCGGAATGTTGTTCGTGAGGACATTGTAAGGCTTCTTTTTGAGGGTTCGGGATTTGAAGAAATTTTACAAGGTGAATCCGCTATGGATAAGCTCCGTGCAAGCGCAGGAAGCACGGGAGAAGCTCTGGACAGTGCCGGTGCATCTGCTGATGTTTTAGGCGGCTCAATGATGGATGTTTACGCAAAATCTGAGCTTTTCGGGAAGATTGCCGATGCCGGGAAAAGCGTTTTGAATGCACTCATGGACTGCACAAATGCGGCAGCAGATTTTGAATCATCCCTAGCGAAGCTTGCCACAATTGCCGATACAAGCGAAAAATCACTGGGTTCTCTTACTGATGAAATACTTTCGCTCTCAAATGAAACAGGTGTTTCGGCTGAATCCCTGACAGAATCTGCCTATCAGGCTATTTCCGCAGGCGTTGACACAGCAAGTGCCGTTGAATTCGTGGCACAGGCAAATGAGCTTGCCGTTGGTGGATTTACTGATACATCAACGGCGGTTGACGTGCTTTCAACAGCCATAAACGCCTACGGGCTTGAAGTTTCGGATGCAGGAAAGCTTTCGGATTATCTTATAACCACTCAGAATCTTGGTAAAACCTCAGTTGATGAGCTTGCCCAAAGCGTTGGTAAGGTTATCCCGATTGCATCCGCATACGGCGTTAAAATGGATAATCTTTCGTCAGCGTATGCAGTTCTTACCGCCGGCGGTATTGCTACCGCAGAAGCCGGAACATACCTGAAAGCGATGCTTAACGAACTGGGTGACAGCGGAAGTACAGTAGGCAAAACTCTTGTTGAGGAAACAGGGCAGTCATTTTCACAGCTTGAAGCGCAGGGCTATTCTCTGGGCGATGTTATGAACGTTCTCGGTGAGAGTGTAGGCGGTGATGCAGGCGCATTCAATGAGTTGTGGAGTAGCTCCGAAGCAGGAGTAGGCGCACTTTCGCTTCTTAATGCAGGAACGGAAAAATACAACGGCGTTCTGAACGAAATGCAAAGCAGTACAGGCGCAGCTTCCGAAGCCTACGAGACAATGACCGGCACGGCGCAGTACGCTCAGGAACAGCTTTCAAATTCGTTCAACAACCTTAAAATCGCTATCGGAAACAGTCTCCTTGATACTTTTGCTGACCTTAACAGCGCAGGAGCTGATGCTCTGGGTTGGATTACGGAGTTTGTGCAGGAGCATGAATCACTTGTAGCAGGACTTACAACCGGAATAGCTGTAGCGGCGGCACTTACTATTGGTGTTGCGGCTATTGGCGTAGCGTATACAGCAGCCACAGTTGCCGCAACAGCATTTAACGCTGCGACCGGAGATATTATTAAAATAATAGGAACAGCCGCAGTTGTTTTGGGAGCGGCGGTCTGGGCGATTTCAGACTATTTTTCCTACGGCGAAGAAGCTGTTGAGGACTATGACGGAACACTCGAAGAATGCAGGAATGAAATAACCCTGACCGAAAAAGCCCTCTATAAGGCAAAAGCCAGATACGGTGAGAATTCCGATGCCGTAAAAGAGCTTGAATCAGACCTTGACACACTCAATAAGCAGTATGAAAAGGGCGGCGGCTATCTGGGCGAGCTTACGGAAAAAGCCAATGCGGCAATTGATAAAATCAACGAGCTGAATGATTCTGTAAACGAACAGTATGATGAGCTTGACAGTATGCAGACAAGCGGATTTCAGGCGGTTTCCATGCTTGAAGCATTGTCCGAAAAGTCCGTTAAAACGAATTCAGACCTTGACCTGATGCAGTCTTACGCCGATTATCTCAATGACACGTTTAACTGCAATATCGTGGTTGATTACGACACCGGAGAACTGACAGGTTTTGACCCTAGTGCGGTGGTTGAGGAGATACAAAGCCAGACACAAGCAAACAGAATCCAGATATCAATGGATTATGTCAGCAATCCTGAGTATATTGACGAATATACAGAGCTTTACAATCAGCTTTTAGCGGCACAGGATAATTACCACAAGGCAACCATCACAAAGGAAAAAGAAGCCGATGCGCTGTATGATGAGTATCTCAACAAAAAGGGAACGGCTCTTGAAGATGCTGCATATCAGAAATATCAGCAGAAGCTTGACGAAATTGCAGCAGCCAAATCAACTGTTGACGACATTCAAGAAGCGTTTGATGAAGCGGATGATGCATTTAAGGAGCATTGTGACACAATTGACGACACAGGCGCAACTTATGAGCTTTTGTCAGAATCAATGAAGAACGGAACGAGTGAAGCAAAGGACTTTTGCAACACTCTCTCCGACACCGAAGATGCCCTTGAATCCGCTGATTCGGTTATAGAAGATTACAAGGCACAGCTTGATAGGCTTGCTGAAAATTACGACGAGGTTTATCAATCCGCATACGAGTGTTTTCACGGACAGTTTGGCTTGTTTGACGAAGCATCCACACAGTCGGAAGAATACCTGAATGCGACTGTAGAAAATGCGCAGAAAGCACTTGATTCACAGGTTGCCTACTGGGAGACCTATTCGCAGAATATCAACACATTAAAGGAAGTCTCAGCCGCTGATTTAGGCGTAGAACAAGAAAATTATGAAGTTTTCATGAGCTACATCCAGTCGGGAACTGAGGAAGCCGCAGGACTAGCCGCAAGCATGGCAAGCTACATCGAGGACGGAAACACCGAAGCTCTGACGGACTTAGTGAACACCTACGCAGAGGTTGACCGTCAACAGCAAGCGGCAGCTTCATCCGTAGCCGACTGGGTAACGGATTTTTCCGGGCAGATGACAACCCTTGTAAGCGAAGCGCAGGATGCAATTGACCAATTAGAGCTTGAAGATGAAGCAAGCACGGCGGCATACAACACGATTTCAGCCTATGCGAACACAATTTTAAGCGGCACATCACTGGTTGTAAGTGCCGTTAGTTCGGTAACAGCAAGTGCCACAGCGGCTCTTGCGGCAGGGGTAGGCGCAGGTGCTGCAACAGTTCAGGGCAATGCATCCGGAACGACTGATTCCGATGATATTTTTATCGCAGGAGAAAAAGGACCCGAGCTGATTGTCGGCAAACAGGGAAGCACGGTGTTCCCCACCTCCGAAACGAATAAAATCATTGATGCCGTGTCGGAAAACTCTGATTTTTCGGGAGGATATTCTCCGGAAAGTAACACGGTTTACAGCAGTTCTTCCGTCACGAACGTTGCACCGATTTTTAACCTTACGCTTAACGGAGACACAAGCAGCAGTAACCGGAAAAAAACAAAACGTTGGATAAAAGAAGCGTTTGAAGATGCAATATCAAGCGCACAGCGATTAAACCCGTCAGCCTATGTAATTTGAGGTATGTGTAAAAATGGCATATATAAATCAGTATTATCTTTTTGTAGATGATGAAAGTGCAAACCGAAGCGTTTCAATTTCTGAGCATCCGGTTGAAAAAGGCATGGTTATAACCGATAATGTTAAGCGAGAACCACTTGAAATAAGCATTTCGGGCATTATTGCAGGAGCTGATGCCGAAACAACAAAGGATGCACTTTACAGTCTTATGAAAAGCGGAAGCTATGTGAAATATATCGGCAGGGAAATAATTTCAAATGCCGTTATTATATCATTTGAGACATCACGCAAGACAGAGCTTGACGGTGGAATGGATTTTGAAATGACTGTCCGTGAAATTCGTGTAGCCCGGAGCGCATATCAGGGCGCAAGCGTGGGAAATACCGTAAAATCAGGCACACAACAGGTTACAAAAAATAACACGACAGTGTATCATACAGTCAAGAGCGGTGACACTCTTTACAGCCTGTCATTGATGTATTACGGCAGTGATTCAGGCTATGTGAAACTGTACAGCAGTAACAAAGAAGCCATAGAAAAAGCCGCCCGAAATGCAGGATATACATCATCGGACGGCGGTCATGTTCTTATTTCGGGAACACAGATTCTTATCCCATAGGAGCGAAGAATGAGAAGCAGAATTGAAATTGACAAAAGCAAAATCCCCTACAGTTTCAGGATTATGCTAGGGGGAAAACCGTTTATTATGGAATGGCATTACAATAGCTCAGGTGACATCTTCACCTGTACATTGTATGATTCAACGGGTAATGTCCTCGTGTGCGGAGAACCACTGATTTACGGTGAAACGATGTTTGCAGACTTTATCCGGGGCGTTGACTTCCCTGCACCGGATTTGATTCCATTGGATGAATCAGGCACAGAAAGCACCGTAACATGGGAAAATTTCGGCGTTACGGTGTTTTTGACTGTTGGGGATGAGAAAAAAGAAGAATAATTATTATCTACTGTTATCACGTTCGATAGCTTCATTAATAGCTCTGTTTATAAATCCATTCAGACTTTCTCCATGATTGGCGGCGTGTTCTTTAATAATCTCTTTTTTGCCTTTAGGCGTTATCAGATTTATTCTATCATAGGATTCTTTAATAAAATTATTTTTATATTTTGTTTCCTTTTCTTTATCCCATACCATTTTATCACCTCCCCTTTTGCATGATTTTATTATATAGCAAAAGTTTATCTTACGCAATATGCAAAATGCACAATATATCTTATGAAAGTTTGGCTAAAATGCCTATTTACATATTGCGTAAGATGTGATATAATAGAATCATGAAAGGAGGGAAAGACAATGGCTAAGCGAACGCCGAAAGGCAAAAAGAAAAGCTCAAATAAATCAGAAGCACTCACAACGTTACTGATTATTCAAGCTTTTCTACAGATAATCAAGATAGCTTACGAGATAATCAAAGAGCTAACTGATTAAAATAAGGGAGGAAATCCTCCTCCCTTATACAATATCACAAATTTAGCCATTTGTCAAGAAAATGATAAGCATTGTATTGGATGTAATATGCCTTGTGTTACTTATTGTAACAATCATTATTATAAGGAAAAAGTGAAACTGGCTTATCAACTGAAAAGCACTCCCTGACCGGAGTGCTTTTTCATGTCCTGAACCTGAAAGGAGCGCAAATGTCAAGTCGGATAGTAACACAGAAAAACAGCGGTGATTTTTCGGTAACAATCGGCAAACAGCAGAACGGAAAAGCCACCGGAACAGCAGTAGAGGGCTTATATCATCAGCGAGTAGTCATGAATTTCGGGGATGTTATCATTGACAGTGAATCCCTTGATTGCGAATTTGATATACCGTTTGACGATAACACAGAAGCTAACGAAGCAGAATTGACCATTTATAATTTGTCCTACGACACCACAAACAGGCTCAATTCAGGCGGAACAGTGACAGTAAAAGCCGGTTATGGCATTGATACCGGAGTTATTTTCAGCGGAAGAATTTCTGACAAAAAAGTTGTGAATGAGGACGGTGACAGGATTATCACGATTAAGGCTATTGACGGCGCAGG